CCTCCATATATCTTTTACTAAATCCCAGAATAGGTCGGCCAGAAATAGAATGGTGAGAAAAATACTCAAGCATCCTATACCTACCACGAACAATTCCCACAAAACTTTCCCGATGGATGAAAGGAAACTTACCATTTGGGTGCTTTCGGCCATCTTGCCCAAAGCCGAACATCATTTTCAGAATGCCCCCAGCTTCGAGAGACAAACGAGCCATCAATGAAACGACCGACAACAACCTCACCGCCGATATCCATAAGAACTCTTTCATCGTTATGTGGTTTCTCCTTTAAGGTTTTCCAAACAAGCATCGACCACTTGGTTTCTGGAACTTCAACATCAACGGCTGACATCTCCGAGCCTCCTAATTGCAAGCACCACCTCATTCAAGATTCCGGTGATGACCGCATCCTCCGTTCCGTCTGCTAGTTGTTGAACTAAGTCGGCACATCGTTCTCTTTCAAGATCGGCGGCCTTACTCCTCACATCGTTAAGAATATCTTGGATGAGTTCAGAATGGGATTTCATCGGGTGTTCCTTTACTTAACGCCTCGCTCTCCAAAAGAATCTCTTGGATGATTTCGTTGCGTATGATGTCGTTCTTATATGGTTGGCCGTCCTTGCCGGGTTTAAGTTCTTGTTTGCTCAACCAGTCCAAGTAGTCCAACCCCTTTTCACCAAAGGCGGCGATCTGACGAAGGGTAGAGCCTTTATACTTACCAAACTTCAACTCCATATCCCTAGGCTCTGTGCCGTTGGTCTTATTGGGGGAGTTGAGCTTTGCTGTGATATCTGCTAGGTCTGCTTTACTGATCTTGGCTGGTTCGGCCTTTGAGGCTTCCTCAAACTTCTCCGTGTTGATATCTTGGAATCCACCATAAGGAACTTCCTCGGCTGGTGTGGTGGATAGGCTCTTGTCGATTAGGACTACGATATGGGCAAAGGCAGAGCGACAAGCCCGACTGATTGCACGAGTCTGGCACATCGCCCTCTTGGCGTAGGTCGGACGCTTCTCCCACATCGGCTCGTCATCACCCAAGAACCCCTCGGCTTGGGAGATCACTTGGCCGTTGTCCATTCGTTTCACCTCACCGATGCACCGATAGCCATCTTCAAGCCTCTCCACATCTCTTGCGGAGGCAACGCATCCGTGAGCTACTGCGATAGCCTGCCAGCCCTCAACCCGGACATAATCTTTCTGGCCGATGCGTTGGCAAGTTTCCTTTACTATGGCACGACAAGCCCCCGCCACATCCGTTGCTTGTCGGATATGATTGGAGACTCCGTTGCCGTTGTGTACTGCTAGTTGGTCATTCATTTGTTGGTTCTTTCTTTGTTTATTGTTTGTTCTGTCCGTCATCAAATACGCCAAAGCCTTCGGCGTTTTCTTTCTGTGTCTTGGGTAAGTTCAAGCATCTAAAGTCATTCCGCTGGTCGAACTCTGTATCGGGGAACGCTCCAAACACTCTCACTACCCATTCATCCGTAGTTTCATTTGGTAACTTTTTCATGGCTGGTTCTTGATGCCAGAATGTAGGCAGTTCTTCACTCATTTGGTTGTCCTTTCTTTTATGGTTTTTATTATCGGGGAAAGCCACTTGGCAGAGATATCGTGAGAGGGTATTCGGAAAACTAGGATGCCCATCGATGCGGCAAGGTTGTATTTTTCCATATCGTTGAGGAATCCGGAGGGTCTGGTATGCCTGCCACGCACCCACACCCCGCCCTCCAATTCAATGGCTACGCCGTCGATGTGATAGTAATCAAAACGAAACCTTCTGCCATCGGCAAACTTGTATTCCCTTATCAGCCCCCACCCGCCCAGACTCTTCCAAAGAATCTCGAACTTGGCTGATGGGGAGAGCTTCATTTAGTTTCGCCCCACCCAGTTCTTGCTAGGCAGGACTAGCTCTGGTTGCTTTGGTTCTTTGGGCTGATTGCCCTCGGCTACGATCTTGTCCATCTTGTCCAACTCGGCGGCCACGAATAAATAAAACTTGCGCCTCTCATAATTCTGCTGGTCGATGTGCTTGCCTAAGAGCCGTAGTCCTTGAAGGATTAAAAGCCCGATAAAGACTACGAGGCCGAAAATCACCAGCGAATCCTCTGTTTCTGCCAAGCGGGGGAACAGTAAGAGGGGTTGGTGATGTAAGGATATTTGCCGTCATCCAGAGCCTTCATCACGAAACCCTCCCAGATAACTTCCCCCGCCTTATTGTTTTGAAAGTTCATCTCCTCCCAGATTGCATTGATCTTGTGGTGGGCGAGACGGACAAAGCGGAGGAGCTTGTTGGGTTGCAAATCAAAGGTGACGGCTTCGAGGTGTTCGATCTCCTTCATCCTTTCGGCGTAGGGTTTGGGGTTGGCAGGGTCGAACGCATCCATAACCACGATTGTTCCCTTGCCAGTCTTGGTTCGTTGTCCCATAATCTCGCAATCTACAAAGCGTGATTTGATTCCAGAACCTAGGATTCGTTCGGCCATTAGGTTGTGGTTCGAGGCAAACTTGCCGTGGCGGTTGTAGCCCTGCTTTGTCTCTTGATCGAACCAGCCTCTCCATCCGTTGAGCTTGCCTTCGATGGAGAAGCCCTCGGAAAACTCATCGTGTAAGGCGGGAACGGCTGAACCTACTGGCCGTGCGGGGAGTGGGAAGGATGTCATTTGATTTGTTGTAGGATTTTGATTTTAGTTGTAAAGTATTATTTGAGGAGATGTTCAACTATTACAAGCACCGAGCCAGCCCCGATCACGAGGCCAGCGATGTAGGATATAAGGAGTTTATTCATTTGATTTAGTTTCCTTTCTTGATTGTTATTTAGAATCGTATTCGTAACCAGAGTCATTCATCCATTCAAAGAGGCGAGGCTCAAGGTCTTTCAAATCATCGGAAAGCCATCCATCATTTTCTAGGGTCAGCATATAACGACCGCCTTCGTGGCCTTCCCCAAGATCAACAATGTGTATGTTTCCGTTGATATCGTTTGGATGATCTAGTCCCCCATAAACGATTGCATTTATTGTTTCCCCATCTTCATTGGTAAATGAGTGGGCTTGTTTCGAGTATCTTGTGTTCGCTGTGGTTGTTTGCATACCCACACCCTATCACACTCCCCCAAGTTGTCCACTTTTTTTTTATCTTATCTTAACGATTGTTTATAAGTCCCTATAAACACGCTACTTACGAGGGGACTTTGTGGGGATAATCTTGTAGATTTTAAGGTTGCGAACTACACGATGGTCTTTTCTGGGGATAATAAAGGGATGTCTTTTCATATCCACTTTCTTTTCAAGGAGCATTTGGCTCAACATTCTTGAGGTTGTGTTCATTGATTTTTGCCACAACTTACTCACCTCCTCCCTCGTGTGATATCCCGGTGGTGGGGGCGGTGCAAACTTGTCTTTGATGTGTTCTTGTAAAAGTTTCTGCCAAGGATTTTGTGCTTTCATAATTAAAACGCTTTTATGTCCGTGGGTAAATAAAACTTGTTGCCTCGTTGCCGTGCTTGAAAAACTTCGTGCGTCTTGTCTGGGTAGATCGCTCCGAACGCCCAGCCGTGTTGCCAGCGGAGTCTGCGGAGTTGGCCTCGATTATATTCCGGGGTCTTGTTGCAGAGGCATCCGATATTGTATCCAGTCCGAGGGTCGATGGATACGCTTCTAAAATAATCGATGGCGTGCGTATGCCCAAAAATAACATCTCCGTAAGCGTCTGCGTGTTGCTTCCCGCTGTGCATAGCGTGGCCATAGCCGTGAACAAATGAAAGCCCGCCGCACTTGTAGATTCCACCCACAGAATCATAGGGGAACATCCTCGCCTTGGTTTCCTTCATAATCAATTCGATGTTCTCTATTCCATCGTTGGCGTAGTCACGAGCCAAACCGCTTCGGCTGTTACTAGCCATATCGAAAATCCGTTCATCGTGGTTGCCTCTTAAAAAGATTCTCTCATCACCGAACTTAAAGAACTCTCGAATGAACTCCTCCCCTGCGTCCCAATCCTTTTGCAGACTCGATGCTTGCTCCTCATCCCCTGCCCCCTTACGAATGGCACGAAAGTCCCAGAGATCACCTATGCAGACTACAAGCCCACCATCTTTGCCGATGTATTCCTTGGTAAAAGCCAACAGAGCCTTTACCGAGGGAGCGTCTTGTTCGTCGCCGTGGATATCACCACAAGCGACAAACTTAATTGGCTTCATAATTGGGGTTTAGATTGTCCAGTTAAAGTTGTGTAAATTAAATTACAACACTCTCTAGCTCTGGGATTTGTCAATGTTTCGTCCGTGCATCCATCCCTTGCAAGTTCCATCACGATGTGCATTTGTTGTCGGAGGGTGAGGAGATATACCATTTGATCTGTCGCCTCCGCTATGGCTTCTTCAACTAAGCGGGCGGTCGGCATCTCCCACAATTTAGTTCCACAATTTTCTACGACTCCCTTTTTATATTTCTTCTCCATTGACTCGACAGCCGCCATTTGCAAAGTAGTGAGATGAAGATCGTGTTTTTTTGTAAAAACTTCCGTGATTGTTTTCTCCACTCCTTGCTCTGATGTCATCCATTAACGACTAGACCACGGACGCTTATTGACTAGGGAAATCTTTTGATTGTTCACCTCTTGCTTTTGTGGAGAGACAAGCTCCCGCCATCCAGAGATATTCGCATCCTCAAGATGGGGCTGTTCCCAGTCCAATCCACGAAGGCCGTGCTTCTCTGCAATCTTGCGGGTGATTGAATAGCCTTGGTCATCGTCCCAAGAGGTCACTAGATCGCCGCTAGGAGTTTGGGCAAGGGGAACATAGTCGATGGCGTGAGAGCCTTTACCTAGGTCAATGTGGAGCGATTGTGGGGGTATTCCACGAGCGTTTGTGACTTTCCTCCCAGCTTTTGTCCGTCCTTGGGCATATAGTTCCTCTTGCTCTTGAGGGGTACGCACCGAACAATAGATCAGCACCGGAATCTTTTTGCTCATTAGCTCGCTGTACCAAGCACCCACCCTCTTGCCAAAACTAGGCTCACACTTTTCTATGTGGCTTCTTGACCTTTCCACCGCCTCTCGAATCGTCATTGATCGAGCCTCTTTCGGAGTCGTTCATTCTCCTCCACGAGTCGAGAAATCGTTTTGAGCGATTGCCCAAAAAGCTGTCTGTATTCTTCTGGGGTTGATTTGGTTCGGTCGAGCTTATCCCACCGCATAATGAAGTCGGTAATTGAATCTTGGTTCGGGACTTCGCCAATGTCGTAAGGTCGGGTTGTTACGCACCCACAAAGAAGAACGCTAGTTGCGGTGAATCCAAGAATCAACTTCCGCATCTCGTAGGCGGCGATTGTAAGCAATCTCTTCATCGTCTCGTTCTTTGCGGGTCTTGGCTCGGTTCTTCGTCCACCAAGCAATGATTCCAATTAGACCAGCGAGCGAGGCGAGAATGGCCTCCCACATTGTTATTTCCGTGAGAGATACTTGGAAATGAAATCTAAAATCTTCTGGAGCGTGGCCTCCGGCTCGTCACCGGGTATCAATGCACAAATAGCAATCGCCGCAGTCAGAAGGGCGGTCAATGCTCCAAGCCAAGCAAACAAGTCTTGTGTTTGAACGAAGGATAGGAGTGTGTTCATAAGAAAGGGGGGGGTGTCAAAGAGGCTCTCCAGTAGATGTGTTGAAAGTGCCTCCATAAGACCAGTATTTTTCAGCCTCGACCTTAAGGCTTATACCTCCGAATCTGTTGGCAAGAGTACTCCTGTAATATGTCAGAGACATATTGTCGCCGCCGAAATTACCCACTTGTATTGTAACAGATTCATAATTCGGTAAGGGCGCATAAACTGGATTATTTGAGGTTTCTGCATCCGCACCGTCATCTCCCGGTCGAATAAAAAGCTCAAAGCCGGGTTGATAATTTGTTATGCTTCCTTGTGATGGTTTAGATTGTAATGACCAAAAAAAGAAAAAGCCGGTTTGATCCCATTGAAAATCTGGAGCAGATATTAACTGAAATTGTCTTTCACATACTAAATCCTCTTCTCTCTGTGCGTTCCATTCATATCTAAAAACATAATCACCGGGGCCGGGTAAAATGATTGAGCCATCTTGGTTTTTGTATCCAGTCAAAGTTGCCGTAACCTTCCAAGTTCTTACTCTCCAATACATTCTCATAAATCCATTCAAGTCCCCATCAAATGACGCAAAGCCCCCTGTGTCTCTACATAAATAAGGAAAGTAATCTGGAAATATAACTTTACCCATAGGATGTCTTTAGGGCATCAGCCCCAAGGTTATTCTAAAACTCGCTTGGCGAGGCTGACTGTGGCTTGAGCCACTACTTGCTCATTCGTTCCGTCTGTCTCGTAGACTTCCATTAAGATGTCTTTTTGCGTGGATGTCGATAGGATGGCGCTGGCTGATGCCACGGTGATGTTTAGATCGCCTTGGACTACATATTCTGGGATAGTCGCAACAACTGGTGCGGTTGGTGATGCGAATACTATGCTTGGGTTATTTGTAAATCCATATCCTCCATTCAAAACATTTACCCCAAGTATTTTACCAGCGTTAAGAATTGCGTTGCTAGTTTCTTGACCCTGCCCAGAGCCATCAGAAATAACAAAATTAGCTGTTCTATTGATATAATAATTCCCTTGGCAAGATATGGTAATTTGATTCAAAACATTGCCCGCTGGGGTTGGAACGACAACCGCTGGTGCGACCAGATAACCCCTGCCAGCATTAACAACCTCAAACCTACCCACCTTTGGAGATTCAAATATGAAATTAACGATAGCAGTTGATTCGCCTCCGGGGGCTTTATCAACCGTGCAATTATATGTTCCGGGTGCGTAGCCACGGCCTAAAGTGGTAACAGAAACGATATTCAAAACCCCTTGCGGAGCGTCTGGTGCTGGGGCTGTAACTACTGGGGCTGAAGTATATCCATATCCAGAGTTAATGATGGACACATCAAATCTAGTTTCATCAGACCTAAACAGTTTTGCGATAGCTGAACCGCTAACAGTAGGACTATTCTGAATGCGAAGATCGTATTCTTGACCAACAATATAACCGCTTGGCTTGTTGGTTAAATTTATTGAGCTTATGTACCCATTCTTTGAGGCCAAATCTGGGGATGGCGCTGTTATTGTTGGAGCAGATTGGTATCCAAAGCCCTCATTCACAATCACGGTATTTGTTATCTGGTTTTCATTTGTCTCAAAATAGGCAACTGCATCGCCACCAGTTACCGGAGATGATGCAATTTGCAAGTATTGTTGGGTGTTTAATGAATAGCCTTGAGGTCGAGTTACAACAACGATTCCAGTAATTTGTCCAGATTCCTTGTTGGGTGCAGGGGCGGTCACAACTGGTGCTGTGGTATATCCAAAACCACTCGACCTTATGAATGGGAATAGATTTCCGTCAATTACCCTAATTCCAATTTGAGCTTGCTGGCCGGTTGTTGTTCCAATCACAGAGCAACTATATTCTCCATCTATATAGTTTGTTGGTGTATTGCTAATTCTTATGCTCGTAATTCCACCAGAAACCGTTGCTGACGCAATCTCCAAAATACCAGACTTGCTAAAACCAAAACCACCATCTTGAGATATATAGTTTATATTAGAACCATTGAAAGCCGTTACTACTGTTGGTGTTTTAGATAAGATTGTTGAATAAAACCCAAAGGCAGTTGATACGGATGCACTTCTATTTATTGGACTAGAAAACAAAGATTTGGATTCTAATGATGATATTGGCCGCAGAACCACGCTTGTATTATTTCTATATCCAGAACCATAATCTAACCAGTTCAAGGTAGGCTCAAAAACTCCACCTCCGGGCTGGGTGGTAAATCTATTTTTATTTATTCCAGTTTGAGTTCCTTCAAAATATTGAACAACATTGTATCCTCTAGATATCGCACTATAGGTTACTCTGCATATTGCATAAGTTTCTGGTTTGTAACTTACTGGGTCGGCAACAGCAATAAATGATTGGCCTTCAACATTATTTGTAATTGGGTTAAATGTGGTTTTAGGAGATGCAACAAATATCGCTGGGCTTGTGTCTCCAACCGCCCCATTAAGAGTTGAAAAATCATTTGTTGATGGGGAAGATACTGTTGTAAGGAATACTGGGAATCCTAAATATTGATTACTTCCCAACGGAGCAAATTCTGAAGTTAATAATGGAGCAAGTCCACCACTTCTAATTGTAATTTGATTTGCTGTTGTAACATTTCTATATTTAATAGATGAAAATAATTTGAATTTATTTTGTAATAAATTTTGATTTGTATCTCCTAAAGATGCTTGCAATCTAAAATCACTTGCCGTTACTTTAACTGGGTCGTGTGTGACAGTTACAGCATTAGAATACCCATAACCATTTCTAGCAAGATATAGACTCCACAAATCGCCACCTTGAGAAAGCATATATGCAGAGGCAACGGAGGTGGCCGTTGGTGTTGATGTGTCTGTAAGTGGCGAAAAATTAAGGTCTGCCCTTACACCTTGCGTGCAAGTAGCCCATAGAAAATTTGACCCATAACTTGTAAAGTTTAATAAGTTTGTTGGTTGTATTGCCGAAATTTGTGCGGCTGGTTTAAATAATGTAACTGTTGGGGCAGAGCCATACGCACTTCCACCAGAAACAAGATTGATTGATATGATATTTCCATTAGATGCAACAGCAAATGCAGAGGCCGCACCGCTTGAAAAGTTTAATCCATATGTTCCGTCTAGATATCCTGCACCATCCTCGATGATAGATATTGTTGTAACTACTCCAGCACTTATTGTTGATATAAATGTTGCTGTTACTGGGTTGTTTAATATTGCAGAAAAAGACAATACTCTTGTTTGTGGAAAATTTGGCAAAAAGTCTGATGGAACTGATTGCAATGGAATATCTATATTGATTGACGGAAGAACAACATTGGAGATTCCCGCAGTAAGAGTTGCTGTAACTGGTGCAACATAATTTATTTTGGCCTCAAATGTTCCAGTAACAACAGGAAAGGTCACGACAATGGCCTCTAGGGTTGCTGTGACTGGCGAATATGTAACTATTGTGGATTGCCCCTTGGCTTGCAAAGCTGAAAGGGTTGATACCGTACCAATGGCCGTAAATAAAGTGGGTGCGGCAGTTGTGACATCAGTTGCATCAACAAGTTTTAAGGCCGTTGTTCCAAGTCTAAACTTGAATTTGCTATCTGCCGATGCCGTAACTATTGAAACTTTATTATTTTGTATCTTAAGAACTGAAAGATTTATTCTTTTTTGCTCGTCTGAATAAAATGTTGGCTTGTTGGTTGGGATTGCGCTTTGCCCATCCAAAAATCTCCCACTAGACACATCCAGAAATAGCTCTTGAGCGTTCACTTTAGTCTATGCCCTTGTCAATTACTTGCCTAGAACCGTGATTTGGGCGGGTGTTCCGCTAGAGCAGACTGTGAGTGTAATCTCTCGAAAGCCTCCACCGCCCACCCCAACATTTACTCCTGCGGTTGCGGATATTACATAGCTTCCGTCAGTCACCTTAATGTCGATATTTGCCCCTGCTACTGGGGTTCGTTGCCTTACGGCGGCTTCTAGGTCACGAAGGTAGGTCTTGGTGATAATGCCATTATCAGCCAAGACCGGCACTTTAGAAAAAGAACTTCCTGTTCCCGATCTCATATAACTAATTGCATTTGGCCTTTAGTTGCCGAGGCTCTTACTCGAAACAGCCCACCAGCCGTCTCAACAGATGAGCCAATGATATTGATTGCATTCTCATCTATTCCAGCACCAAAGACAGGATATAAAACTGTTCCAACTGGCGCAATTCTATCTGGCTTATTCCTTATTATTTGCACTTGCTGATTTGCAACTAAAGCTTTAGCTCTGCTTTGAACATCAGTTACATCTTCGGTTTGACTATTAGTTGTTATTGTGACTGTTGGAGAAAGCCATTCGCAGATATAACTAATTTGTGTATCTACTGCTGGCAGTTGAATGAACCCAGACACTATTTCTTTCTGATATTGGTAGCTCGTTTCCAACACAAACAGACTGTTATCCCCAGTCCCGCCTTCCCCAGTTATCTCCACACGATATAGGCCATCGATTGTATTGCCTGCAATATGACTCATATTCCTTCGGACAACCTTAAAGTTGCCGGGTGGTTGGTCTGGCACTCCGCTTATATCTTGCCCCAACGAGAAGTTGGAGTTGAGGGCAGAGAACCCTCCAACAATAGAAAACTGAAATGAAGTAATTCCGTCTCTGCCGTTGTCCGTTTGAATATCTGGCTCGTAATCAAACGAGCTGATATTAGATATGATTGTAGCTGACATAGTTTATCCTTATTGAGCCACGGCGGCTGGTAGTTTCTTGTTTAATTCTTCAATCGCCTTAAGAAGCAGAGTTTGTGAGTCCTTGCCCCCACCGCCCTTTGCTTGTTCTGCGGCTATTTGTGCTGGGTTCTGTCCTGTCTGCCCTGCAAGTAATTTTTCTGATAGGCTGGGAGCTTCGCCAGCGGCTTGTTTGGCGGCCTCTCTTTCCATAATTCCCATTCGGCTTATAGGTGGTAATCCCTGCTTTGCTCTTTTCTTGTTTTCTTCTTCTTGCATCCCGCCAAAGACCTTCTCTTGCGTCTTGAAGTCGGCTGTCTTGTTTTCTCTAGCCCTCACTTTCCTTGCCGTATCAAGAGCTTGTTGCCCTGATCTGCTTGCTCCTAATAAGCCACCCCCTGCTTGCTGGGCTTGACCAAACGATTTTGTGCCTTGATCTTTTGTTGCTTTGGCAAGATTATATTCTGATTGTGCTTTCCTAACCCTCAAATCTTGAAGAGTATTTAAGGTATTATCTATTGCCTCTTGATTTTTCTTTGCTCCAGTAATTGAATCAAGGGTTTTAAGCAATTCCTTTTCCGCTAAAATTGTTGTCTCTAGCGTTCTTAATTCTTCTAGGGCGAGAGCAACATTCTCGTCTTGTGCATCGCCACGAAGAACGGCTGTCTTGATGTCTATTTTATTAAGTGCAGAAACTTTCTCTAGTGTTTTTAAGGAATCCTCTGTTCCTTTGAGTGCGTCTCTCTCTTTAATTCTAGCCGCTACAATTCCCTCTTGTGCGACAAGCTGATTCCTTGCGTCATCTAGTGCTTTCTTGGTATCTCCAACTCCTAGGTTGATACCAGAAAACTTTTCAAGCCCCGCCAAAAATCCTCCTAATGCTCCTAGTTGAGTGATCTTACCTCGTAAGGAGTCAATCGTGTTCTCTGTCTTTTCTAGCCCTGCTTGCGCCTGTTCAACCGATGTGCTTTTGAATGATGTCTCAAACGCATCCGAAAGTGATTTTTGAGATTCATAATAATCCGTTGATGCTTGCTTGACTGTTTCTCCAAACTTGTTGATTGAGCCAAGAACCGCCGCCCCAAACAGACCACCAACCCCCAGCCTAGACAAAGCCCCAAGGGATGTTCCCGCTCGGCCAGCGTTAAGGCCAAGGGATAAAAGGCTTTTGCCTAGTCGCTCGGTAGAACCACCTGCCTTTCGGAATGTATCGGCAGTTCGGTTCGCTTCCCTCTGGACATCTTTGAGGGCGGTCGTCCCCTTGCGTCCGTCAATAACTACTTCGCCTTGAAGAATGAACGACATATTATCTTTGGAGCTTGTTAAGCCTTTCTTGCTCCTTCCTCTCTATATATTGTTTCATATCAAGCTCTTCTAGCCTTATAGCAAGGCGAAGCGGCGCACGGCCAATTTTGTCAATCCCATTAACTGCGTTAGCAAATGTTGTCTTAATAAAATCCTTGGCCGCAAAGGCTGGCCTTGCATACCCCTTGCCTGCTGATGTTCTTGGGGATGGCGATCTTTTTTGTCCCGCCTCTTGTTTGCCTAGTTTTACCCCAATCTCTCTATATATATTTAATGCTGGCAACCATCCGGCCACTACATAGGCACAAGACCTTTTTGCTGATTTAACAAAACTATTGTAAAGAACGCCCATCTTTTTGCCGCCCAGCCCTTTGCCTCGCAGTTTAGGGGGCAGACTTTCTGGCCTAAACTTTCGCCTCCAATTAAATATCTTAAATCCTGCCGGTGTTCCCTTGTAGAACTCACGATTCTTTTTTGCCTTGGTTTCCTTTCCGCTTTTTAAGAGCCGAACTTTCTCAATCGCTCCTAGCTCTGCAATTACCCTAGCTGGGTTTGTTCTCTTTGTGTATTGCATTGCCTTCATTATAATGTTAGCGGCTCTTTTGTTTGCTTCTTTTACAAAGTCTACATTTCTCTCCTGCACATATCGATCAATCGTTTTGTTGAAGTCGGTTGTGTCTAGCTTGAACTTCGTAAGCATAAATCTATTCTCCTTCGTCAAGGAGGCTATCGATAATGTTTGTGGCGTTCTTGTTATGCCTACGCACGCTGATTCCCTTGTTTATCATTATAGCGTGTTCAAGCTGAACGAGTTGCACCTCTGCCATCTCCCAAACTATTTGCTCTGCTGTCCAACCAAACTCCTTTGCGAATAGCCAGACGAGCGAAGCAATCCCGGCTGGCTGAACTATTTTGGGGGTTCGTTCCCTCCGCTAGCTTGCACCCTTGCATCAGCAACCTCATTGAAAATCTCATCGACAATCTTAACCCCCTCCATAAAGTCTGCTTCCACAAACTCATCAGACCAATCCAAGACCGCTTCTCGAAACTTAGCCTTGTCCCACGCTAATTTCACGAGATCGGCTCGCTGGCGTGTAAGGCAATAAAGTGTAGACCAAATGAAGAACTCTGTGGTGTCGCTATCCTCTCGAATCTGGTTAATAATGATTCTTGTCCCCAAGCTAAACTTATTCAGCTTGCTCCCCTTAAAAGCCCTCTCGGTAATCACAAAGGATTTATCTAGGGATTTGTTTAGAATTTCTTCGTCTTTTTGTAGGTCGAGGTTCATAGATATTTACTTAATTTCTTTCGCAGTTCTGGGGAGGCGTTCTTGCTGACTAGCAAGGTAGCTTTCCCAAACTGCTTTTTGACTAGTGGGGTGGCGTTGTTGATTGCGTCTAGGAGACGCTCACGATTCTCTAGCACGGCTCGGCAGTAGGCTAGGGGGTCATCATAGTTTGTGATTGCTGACCAGCCCTTCTCCCATAACTCAACCAACCGCCCTCCGAGGCCATTGGGAAGATCGGTAAAGAAAAAGGTGACGCTTCTCTTATTACCGTCATCAGCATCCTCAACTACCGCCATCGGTTCTTTGTCTCTAAAGGGTATGCCAAATGTGGCAAGAACCGAGGCTAGTTTAATGTTGCGAGTATAAAGGATTTTTTCTTGCATAAGGATTTCTAGGTAAAAATTAACTTATACCATCGTATCGAACTGCCGTGAAAGATACCGTCTCAAAGTTGTCTGCACTACGATTCCTTGAGATTTCTGTAACATAAGCCGCACCAGATAAATCGTAATTGCTTCCATTAGATACTGTAATTGTTGCCCCAACGCTTCCGCTAAAGGTCGTGTATGCACCCTCAACCGAATAAGTAACTTTCTTGTTGCGGAACACAACCGCAGTAACATCCCCGCCTTTGTTCTTTAATTCAACCGCATCAGCCGAGGCCGAGGATGAAATGGACTGAATCACCATTCCAGTCTGTGCAGAAGCAATGCCAAATGCTAGGTCTGTGCTATTCCCAATGATTGTTGCGGCCATAAAGTTTAGGTGCTTAACCCTGTATATGCAGTTGCGGAAAGGTCAAAACTTTTGAATCCATCAGAGGCTTCCGTAAATGAGGTGTCGGTGACATAGTAAGTCCCGCTTGATACTGCGGCTGTGTTTCCAGTTAAAGCAAGAGTCTGACCAATTCCAGAAGAGGCAACAGCAACACTACAATTACCAGAAAGGCTAACATTCCGCTTAAAACCAGAAAACGCTACCGCTGAATGTGTGCCATCGTGCTTTGAAACTTCTGTTGTCTCGGCAGTTTGAGTGAGTGAAAAACTCTGGATAACAACGCCAGTTTCAGCGGTTAATCCAAAGGCAATTCCGGTAAGTCCGATACTTGTGGCGGCCATTTGATATTCCTTTGTGTCAAATTATCGTGAGAACACCCGCACTTTTACCAGTTCCCAGATGGTTGAAAAAATTGCACCCGACACTAGCGCAACCAACCAGAGCTTTGTTTTGATGGTGTGCGACTCCCTCTCTAGGGTGTCCACCTTGCTGTTAATCTTGCTTGTCCATTGAGCCAACTCGCTAGTGTGCCGTTCTAAAATTGAGATTATGTTAGTCTGCCGTTCTTCAATCCGGGCGAGCCTCTCCCTCAAATCCGCTACTTGATCTGCGCTCATATCTCACAATCCTCTGCCCCCTCGCACACACGAACGCATAGATCGCCGTTGTTATCGTAAAACTTCTCTATGTAGCCCTCGGCCTCAAGCCATTTGAGCGAGGACATAAAATCCTCATAAGTGTATTGGTGCATCATACCGGCTCTACTTGCTTGGCGTTTGCCCTGCGTCCTCGGCGGCTTGCATATCGCTGTAGTTTGGCAGTCCTGTGTTACTTGCTGACTTTGGGGAGCAGGAACAGAGCAATAAGGTGAGTAGTAGGAAGGGCATTACTGGATATCCATAATCCAGTTGTCATTAGTAGAAAACAACAAACCATTCGGAGATGCCGTAGGAACTATGGTTGAATGATTAACGACTTGAATTTCTGGTCCGAAACGATTGGAGCTTGTGGAGTTAGTCGGACCTCCTGTCAGAGTAAGTAAGGGAGTTGGGCTTATTACAATGTTTCTTACTGTTGATGATTCTGCTCCATAAAGATTTATGTTTCCAGTTCCATCGCTTTCGATCATGCAAGCAAAATAACGATTTGCATTTGCCACAGTAGCAAAACCATTTGTGAGCGTGGTGTATGATGATGGGGTAAGATAAGCTGAGTTAAACCCAATGAGTCGTGCTTGAACAACTCCACTAACCACAAAAAACTCAACCCCAAACCCTTTTACTGTGAGTCCATTTGAATCAGCGGCAGGAGCGGCTACGCTATTGCCAGTCCCTCCAAATACAAAACGAATGCGACAATTTGTTGATGCAAGATACATCATTCCTTGAACAGCAAACCGTATCCTTTTTGAATAATCTATGGTAGAAGCACCATATTGAAAATCTGTTTCTAGCGGGTCGTAATATCCTTGTTTTACATATCCAGCGGCAGATGTTCCGCTTCTCATATTTAAGTTAAACGAGCCTTGAGCTTGTGAAGCATCGTTAGTTGTTCCAGTTCCAGACGCAAGTGCATACATTCCACCAAAACCTACTCTTCCCGCAATACTCCTACCTATGTTAAATAGTTTTTGATCTGCCGTGTTAATCTGCCCTGTAAAAAGGTTGCCCATTGTTATCCCTCAAGGATTGACCAAGCCGCCCCAGTTGTTGCCCCTAACCAATAAACTGCACCTGTTGGGCAGAACGAATCAAATATAATGCCAGACCCAGCGGATAGTTGTATTCCTTGCGTAGTTGTTGGAGAAAAACCGATGCCTATGGTCACGCTTCCAATTGAAATGTTTTGAGCAAAGAGATATTTGCGGGAGGTGTTGGTGACTGCGGTGGTAATCTGTGCCGTATTTGCAGTTGTTACAGAACCAAAGCGAGTCGTTAATGCTCCCGATGGATTTGCAGAAATTGATGCTGTAACCGAACCAATCTGAGCTGTCCCAGCCGCCAAAGCTGGAAGCGAGCCGATGGTGACGCTATTCCCTACCGTAACGGAGGAGATGCTGATGGGAACTGTGCCGCTGATCGATGCGGTGACTGAGCCAATCTGCGCCGTTCCTGCAACTAACGCTGGTAGCGTAGTTAGTGAAACCGCTTGCGTGGCTGGGAAGTTAGATATGCTCGCTGTGACGCTTCCGATCTGTGCCGTCCCTGCCCCGATCGTCACCGTTCCCCCACCAATCGTCACCACGCCGATTCGGGCGGTTCCTGCCATCGCCTGTACATTGATTGTGCTTAAAAGTCTTACTGGAAATGGAGTTGAATCGGAGACGATTTTACCATCGCCATTACTATCAGTGTATCCGACTCCGATAAATCTTGCAGGTGAGGTTTCTCCATTTCCCTCATAAATAGCAGTAGCTAAACGACTATTTGGAAAATCAGGAACATTATTTATAGCGTCCTCAACTATAGTTTGCAAACTACCAACTGTCACCGTGCCAGAGATGGGTTGAGTTGAGGCAGACGCATCCACCTTCATCGCTCCAACAGAAGAAACATGAACTATATTTCCTGTTGTAGCCGTTCCAGTATGTCCACCAATTTTAACAAAGGCGGTATTAGCAACACTTCCTTGTGTTGCAACTGCGGATTGTAATAGGCCAACTGCGGTAGAAATATCTGTAACTGCTTGCGCTCCTAGAGATACAATCGTATGGGCTGGAATATGTTGTCCACTCGTTACAATAGTTGAAAGCGTAGTTGCTGACTGGTTGCCGTCTAAAATGGAAAGTGCCATATAGCCTTACTCCTTGTTAAATCGTGCCGAGGTAGAAGCTGTTTAAGAAGTCAGAGAAGTCATAATTTCTCGTTCCGTCAGCAGTTGTGTCTGGTGTTACTACAAATGAAAGAGTTAGACCCCTTTGCCAAGCTCTTTTGTCGGCTCGAATTGTAGGACTTTGGCTTGTGATTCTACCCATAAATATCTTCAAATCAGTTACCTTGTCTTGCACCTTTTCGGCTAGGGTAAGGGTCGGGGAATATAGGCTTGAGAAAACATTGTAATAGGTCGCATCAAATTCGGCTTGAGTTGCCTTGGCCGCCGAGTCTGAATAGTTAATTTCTGCCGATACCTCAAACACCCCAGAATAAGGGACAATATATTGCTTGCCCAAAGAAGCCTTAATTGTAACAAATGGAAACAATCTTGACCCAGTCCTATTTGAAACAAGCACATTAAGCCCTGAAATTGGCGTTAAAAGCCTTGCCAGAGCGTCCTCAACCTTGAATTGGGGTGTAATCATATGCTGGTGCAAGAAATGTCTAGGAAGAGGCTTTTTGACCAAGTCCTATTTTCTGACTTAATCTCTGGGCTTTCCGAGGTTACATTGGCAAGAAAGACCTTGAGTGTGGCTGTGGTTAAAACGCTTGCTAGACTTGGGCTTTGATACATCACTTGCAAAATGTCTTGAAACTTTGAATCAAAAACAGTTCTAGTTGTTCTGTCTGCTCTTGTTGCATAGATGATGGTTGCAGGACATCGAAATACGCCAGAATAAGGTATAATTTCCTCTGACCCAATTGAGGCTTGGATGACAAGGCTGGGTAGTAATCTTGCTCCTTTAGTGTCGCTTTTGTATATATTAACCCCACTAACCCCCGCCAAGGCAGTCGCTAGACTTTCCTCTAACTGCCTCTCAATCGAGGTCATTAGGTTGTCGGGTCAGCCACTTCAATAGTAAAGCTAACGCCGTCCACGCTCTGTTGATAGCCAGCAATCATTCTTTCGGCAGTTCCAACTGTAATTAACGCCCCGATGGTTACAGGTGAGGAGATGGCCGAGGCAGGGACAGTTAGGCTTTGCGTCACTTTAATTACCTCGCCCCCAATATCTAACTCTGAAGCAACGGTTAAATCTGTTACTGATGCCGAGACGGCTGATGAGCCTAGCCCTGTAACAACCGTGAACATATCTCCAATCATATAGGTTAGATCATTGGAGAAATAAGTGGTGTCGATAGTCCCCGCCATAAACCCACCCCTTATGTCAATTTAACTCTACGCTGTCCCAGATGAAGATATTGTCCTTGTCGAATGGTGCATTTGTTTGGGGAAAATAGACAACTTTACTTTCTTTTCTTACCCCAGCGGCGATTGCCATTTGCCCACTATCTATTGACCAAAACTCACCAGCCCCTCTTATCGCCCTAGCCATATCTGGTATATTGGGAGCTGTGTAGGTCTGCAGTCCATTAATCTCCATACCCGGAGGACAAAGCACAAAGAAATTGTTTTCCCCGCACTTCTTTCTTGCCTCAACGATGATTTGCAGGGGGTCTCGCTTATGGCCTTGGCTTATCCCGAAGGGGGCAACCATATTGTATTCTGCGGGTAATCCCTTGGCGGGTTTATCGTCTAGCTTATCAAAAAGGATGTTGGTCGGGTCGGCCTTGTTAATGGCTGGGTGTGAGTAGACAAACTCTGTCCAAGTCTTATTTGAGAAACGATATTCTTGGTATTTGTTAGGCCAAATCTCAAGGTCTATCACATCGCCCTTGCTCCCAACCTTTGCATAAGAAACCATCTCAAAGATGCCGTGGTATTGGGGCAAGCAATCCACGAACACCTCGTGGTCTTGGTCAGCTAGATACTTGCAGGCGGGTAGGCAACGAATGATGTCTCCTAGCCTCTGTGAGTATTTGATTGTTTTAGGTGTCATCGGCCACGCTCTTGTCGTTTAGATGATGAAAGTATTGGTTCAATCTGACTGGCCCGGTTGTTTTTTGCAATTCTTTCCACCCATCGACCAACCCTTTATACCCATAGAAGTCTTGCTTAAACTCCACTTGCTTTTCGATGGCGTAGGCATAGTGATCGAACACCAGCCCCCAAGTTTCAGTCACTCCCCTTGGAACTAGGCGAGACTGGATGTTTAGGCGGGGCGGTTCGTGACTTGTAAAACATACTCCGTTGCCCCACTTCCAAGCCCTCATCCATTCATACCAGTTCGAGCCAAATCCTTCCCTTGTAACCACTCGCTTATTTTCGCCCACAAAGAAATTACAATGGAACTGCATCGTTGCCCCATCTTCTGCTCCCTTAAGACATTCGTAAATCCCTTCGATCTGTTCTGCTCTCCATATCTCGTCAGCATCCACTTCCATAACAACCCCGGAATCTACTCCAAAAAGGGCTTGCTGAATCATCTCTAGCTTCCCACTAAATGCCTTGCCTTGGCTGTGAATTATAACATTCCCGCCTTGGATGCTTTCAAGATATTCGTGAGTTCCATCTATACTCTTGAAATCTTTGTGCCATTTGTCGGGAACTTGATTGCACCAGCGAGTGCATCCAACTGGCTCGCTAACGCCCTCAACAATCCTCCATTGCCAAGGAATCTTAAGCTTTTGAAACTCTGCAAGATGCCTCTCGATAAAGGGCATCCCATTAAGAACGATGGTGAAGATGGTCAGCATTTCAAGCGACCATAGATAACGCTAATCTCTGCACAAAAAGAAACCGAGTCGTGCCGATAGCACTCAAACCCAATCGAATCAAACCAATCCATAAACTCTTTTAGCCAAGCGTCTGAATAGTGTAGCTCAATAGCAATTTCTTTTAGGTTGTGGACATTCCCAATTTGCAGAAGTTGAGTCTCGTCTCCCTCGATGTCGCACTTAATATGGGTGATAGAGTTCTCTGTTATCCAAGTATCCATTTGGAATGCGGAGTCTGCCTTTTCGCACAAGAACTTTCCTTGTGGGTATTGTTGAGAAAGGGTGTTGATGTCTCCTTGGTTTATGTCCACCCCCATATAAAACTCTGGCTTTTGTGATAGAAAATACTTGGTTGTTCCGTTGGCCTCTTGCCTTTCTGTTTCCGTCCAGAACGCACACCCTAAGTCAAGCACCCTGCCGCCAGCCACATTGAGATGTTGCCAATGAATTTCGGGTGATTCTGATGTGACGATTCCCTTGGTCATAGTTCAAATATAGCCGCACCATTACGCACCGACCAATCCTCCCAAAGCAGTTTAGCAAATCCCTTGAGCTTGTT